TTACGCACAATCAAGATAACGAAGTAAATTGTCCTCGTCAGCACTTCCGGCCTTCTTGTTTACTGGTAGTTCTCTCTCGTCACCGGTGGCTTCGATCAACGCAGTAAATGAGTGATAGGCGCTTTCCAGAATTTCCAGGCTATCACGAGCCATCAAATCTAAACAATTTCCCAAGTCTATGGCTGCGCCAACAACAAATGGGTCGGTGAAATCGCCTCTTTGAACTTTCCAGTTCGCCCATTCCCAGGCCCTTGCTGGGTCAGATTCCCAAAAATAAATACCAGGGCCGAGCCAGTCGTACTCTCGATCACTCCCATCCATGGGTGCGCCGCTCAGGATCGCCTCACCCACCTTGGCGCTGCAACCATGATAGCCCAATACAAATGAAGTCTGGAGCCGAGCCATTAAGCTGCTACGGGTTCCTTGTACTCAGGCGCAAGCTTCCCGTCCTTGAGGTAGATACCCTCATCAACCAAGGCCTTCTTCGCCTTGGAAGACGATTTTGTAGTTTTCTTGGTATAAGCTTGCAGAGCTTTTTGAATTTCTAGCTTTTTTTCTTTATTCATAACGTGTCCTCCGACATTGCCTCTGTAGCACGAACCGCCACGGCCAGACTAGCAGTTTCTCATCACACTACCTCTTCGGCGACACGTCCTTCATCGCAGCCTGCAGGAGCAGCGCCACGTTCTCAGCGGTGCAGTTGCAGCCCTTTCCGTCCGGGATGCGCGTGGCGGAGATGGGATACTTGGGTCGGCGTGGGTCGATGCCAGCGACGCGGAACCGCTCGCGCCTTGTCGAGAACTCATGGCCGAAGTCATCTGGCGACAGCCCGAACTCTTCGGCAAGCGCCAGTTTGCAAGGCCATCATTGGTAGTCATTGACTACACAGTCGCCACGAGCTACATAAAGCCCTGAAGAAATCGTCTACTCGAAAACCGCTCAGAAGGCGCTTGTGCGAATGCCTCGGAACGGCGTTGTTGCAGAACTCTGTCTTCGAAGGATTCACATCGCGAATCCATGCTGTTAGACGGGGTGCATGAGCAAGCCTGCACCCGCCCGCTACCGCACGACTAACTGGTCCAGCTACACCGCCTCGCTTCGCAAACGCGGGTCCCCGAAAGTCATCGGTAGACCATTGTTCTCCCTGATGCGGGTGGAAATGCCGGCGAGCGCACTAGCGGCCTGGCGCGCAGGGCTTGTGACGCGATCGAGAAGCTCGATCACCAGCTGGGAGGTCAGCGTTGCCATGGGGTCAGGTTCACTTCGGTATTGCGGCGCGTGCCAGACGACGGGCCTCGGCGTGCCAAAGCACCAGCTCTGGCCAGTCCATATCCATCAGATCCGTGATCGACGTGTTCAGCCAGTGGGCAGTTTCGGCTGTGACGGCGCGCCAGTCGCGGATGCCGTGCCCTTTGGGAAAAAACCGGCGATCACCTCGGAGATCGCGGTAAAATCATCCGTATCCATGTCTTCGATCGCCTCGCGCGGCAGGTCGGTCAGAACGGCAGCCATCAGAATGCCCTGTTCCAACTGATCCTCAATCCCGGCCAGGGCATCCTGCAGGGTCTTGAGGTCCTTCACTTTGGGCTTCTTGACGCTGACCTCACTGAGGACCTGATCCCCCAAAGCGATCGGCACCGAAAGCGGCAGCCGTTTATTGTGATGCTGTGCCATGGGCCCTCTCAAAATCCGTTTGGAATGCGCAGGATGTTGCGCTCATCGGCATTCTGGGAGGTGCCATCCACGCGCCAATCTGCGGTGAAAAAATCCCAGTAGAGTTTCTCGACTCCGCCAAAATGCAGCTCGTAATGCAGAATTTCCGAGATCGAATAATCAAAGCCCTGCATTTCGCCGCGCTGGAAGGCTTCGGGGTTGGCCGCCCCAAGCCGGCCTTCAAGCACGGCTTTCGCCTCGATGGCCTCGCCCGTCCGTTTCGAGCGGATCGATCCATAGGCGGTGAATTTCTTGCGCGAGGCCGCCCCCAGCCCAAACTGTGTCAGCAGGTCCGGGTCCCAGCCAGCCAGCTTGAAGCTCGCTTCCAGTTTTTGGATACCAACGGCCACCTCGATCTGCACGCGCGAGCCGCCCGGGTGATAATCCTGAAAGCTTTCCTGCAGATTGGGCAGCTGCAACTCGGTCAGCGTCAGGTGTTTCGAGGCCGTCGGGTCCTCATCGCCGCAAAAGAGGTTTGCGGCTTCCATGATGTAGATATTGCTCATGGGCTTGTCCCCTTATCCCGTAATGGTGCCGACCTGCGCGAGCAGGTCATCCAGCAGCGCATCGAGCGCCGGGCGATAGCGGGCGGATTGAATGCCGAGGTACCGCAGCACCGGCGCCTCTTCCGCGGCAAAGCTCACAGTAAAGCGGCCCTGGCGCAGTTCCTCCGGCGTGTTCTGATCGCGGGTGAACTTCAGCTCGAAGCCCAGAATGTCACCATCGGCCTTGAGGTTCCGAAGCCCCGTTTCCATCGTGTTCAGGATCGCTTGGATGGTTTGGCCGGTGACGTTGAAGCGCCCGAGATAGAAGCGCAGGGTCCGGAGCAGCATCAGATGGATGAAGTCCCGCCCACGGGTGACGTTGTAAAACCGCCAGAGATCATCCTCGCCGGCATTGTCGGTGCCAACGAAGATAAAGCCACCCTGACCGATGGCGCTTTCGACACCCATCTCGCCGCGCAGGATGACGCCGATATTGGCCGAGAGCAGGCGCTGCCCCTCGGTCGCCCCGTCCGTCAGTGAGAAGTTGATGGGGCGCGAGGGTCCCGCAATCCCCTGCACCGGTTGATTTGCCCAGGAGTGGAAGGGGCGGCCCTGTTTTTCATGATCGCGGCGCACGCCTATGCCGATAATGGCCGGCGATGCGGGTTGGACCACACTCACGCCTTCGTCATAGACCTTCACCGCCGGATCGACGGGAATGAGGCGAGACGAGGAGATGGTCTCGCGCCAGTCGATCGCGTCTTGCTCGGAGGTGGCCGGACCGTCGACCACAGTATGGGCGAGGAGCTTTTCGCAGATGGGCGGCAGCGCGGCGCATACTGGGTTGGCCTCGGCCCCTGTGCGCTGGCTGGTGAACCCAGGCGCGCAAAGCAGCCGCGGGATCATGCCAATCTCAGGGCCTGCGCGCAGGAAGGCTGAAAGCCCCGTCAGCGCGCCGTCGCCCACGACATTGGCAATCGTTGCTGCGGCGTCGACACCGTCTTCGACGCGAACCAGGACCACCTTGGCAGCGACCTGGAATTCGCCGAGCTGCGCGTTCAAGAGCACCAGCGCGTCTTTCAGCGTGCCGGCGTCGCCAAGCGCGGTCAGCTTGTCCGCATCGTCGGAATAGAGAAAGACCGGCGTGTCAGTGGGAAACACCGATGCATCCGCATCCGGCGCTGTGCCGATGATGCCGACCACCGACATATCGCTCCAGACCGGTGGGCGCGGCTCATTGTCGATCCGCGTGATCGAAATCCCGAAAGTCGGGTCGGACATGACTGTCCCTCCTCAAAAATGTCAGGGCAAAAGGCGCCGGTCAGTAAGACCCGCCATCGACTGTGGTGATCTGGGCCTGCAACCCATCGAGTGTGCTTTGCAGGTTGGAGACCTGGGCAATGGTGTGCCCATGGCTACTGGCCGCCTTGCTGGCGAGCTGGGCCGTCAGCGTCGGAATATCGCCGATCCCGAGCGCCACCGTGCCGGTTTGGCCATTCACCGAGGACACCGGGCCATTGGCGAGCACGCTTTCGGCCACGGCTGCTGCATCGGCGGCATCTTGAGCGGCCTGCTGGGCCAAAAGCAACGTGTTCGCCACATTGGCGGCGGCCTCGATCAGCGCCGTGGCAAGGCCAGCGCTAGCGGATATCACCCAATCGTCATGCTGAGCGGCCCCGATGTCGCCGTGCATGGCGACAACCTCCCCTGCGAGCCCACCGTTTTCGCGCGCGTAAGCGGCCACCCGGAACACCGCCCAATCGTTCAGGCTGTCGATCCCGCCACGAGAGATCACGACGTAGGGCGTGGGCGCGAAGAGCGCGCGCGCCGGCGTGTCATCGATCTCAAAACTGGTCTCTAGCCCGACCGCAAGCGTCAACGGCGTCGAGGACGTGGCCACAAGAAACCCATTTTCTGCGGCCGCAGATGCTGTGGCCAGCGCAGGGCCCAAGACCTCATTCACCCGGGTCAGCCCGAGCGTGACCAGATTGTCGGTCGCCGTGCCAATCTGCGCGAGCTGCGTGTTCAATTCCGCAAGGCTTTCTGCAATCAGGCGATAGCGGCGGTTGAAGAAATCCCGATCGAGATCCTGATTGTCGCGCACGCGTAGGTCTTCGAACCTCAGCATGACGTCAGCCCTTCTTCAGAGGCTCGGATGTGGCGATAGCCTCAGGGTGCTCTGCGGACAGGCCGTCGAAGATTGCCGCGGTGACGGTGTAGCGCGCGCCCGGCCGAAACCGGGCACCGGCGAATTCAAGGGGACGGTTCACCGTCACCCGGTAGTGGGTCGGTTTGGAGGCCATGAGTTGATTTTCCTTGATGGGATTAGCTTTGCGCGTATCGTCGATCAGGAACGCCTGCGCTTTCGGCCGATCGCCAAGGTGAATGGCCGCCGTGGGTTTGGGCGCCAGCACCACCTCGTCATAGGAAATTGCGTCGAAGGCTCCAACGCGTTCTGGGGTCACCGTGCGAACCGTCAGATCAGTCTCCGCGCCGCGGTCGTAGAGTTTTGCTGTGCGGATATATTTGGTCTCAGCAATCGAGACCGGATTATTGGGCCCCGCGAAAGCCGTGCCCGGGCCGTCTGGTGCCGACAAAAACCGGGTGTTCCGGCCGGAAACACCCCGGGCAATAAAGGGATAGATCCGAAGTTGCGCGAAGCGATCGAGATAGGCCCCGCGTTCCGCCTCGGTCAGCGCCTTGGACAGATAGGTCTTGGCTGGCGGCACGATAAACCGTCGCGCTTCCGCGCCCATGACCGCAAGCGCCTCCGCGATGGCGGTTTGGGTGCCCTTGATGGCATGGAATGGCAGTGAACGTGCGGTGCGCGCGCGTTTTTTCTGCTCCGGCCAGTCCTTATCCCAGAGATCCACCGACAGCCCCCAGGCGAGCCAAGGCAGATGGGATGCTGGCACCGCCGCAGGTTGGACCAGTTCATGCAGGCCGATGGGCAGATCAGCGATGCGCGCGCCGGTGAGGTCAGCGGCCTCCTCGAAGGAAGTCCGGTTGTCGGGCAGCAGGGTTTCTTGGGTCATCGTGCCGCCTCCGGATATTTCAAGTTAGGTCGGCATCCTGTGCTTTGCTGTTGGCGCCATGCAGAGCTACACTCTGAGGCAAAGGGGTTTGGCCATGACGACTTCAACAACGCTGTCACCGGACTTTGAAATCACGCTGCCACGTGATCTTTGCGTGCGACGTGGATGGGTTCCTGGCCAGGATTTCATTCTCCTGCCCAAGCCGAGTGGTGTGCTTATTCTTCCCGTCTCAAGCCTAGACGAGCTGAAAGGAATAGCGACAGGCGCATCAGCCCGCGATTTCCGTGAAAGGTGATCTACGCGTCGCGCAGATCCGCGACCGTTATGTTGATGGCCTCGACGGCGTAGACCTCGGTCGGCCCCAGAACGATATCTGCAGAAGGCGAAAGCAAATCCACTGAATGCACGCCCTCCTGGTGCAGTTTCGAGAAGATGGCTGATCGACGCAGGTTCATCCCCAGCATGCGGTTTGCTTCCACCCAATCGGTCAGCGCTGTGACGGCGCGATCGCGCACCAGATTGCCATCGGGCCCCGGATATAGCGTCAGTGTTGCCGTGATGGTCACCGGATGCACCCCGGGTCCGAGCACCTCAACCATATCGGTAAGCGGCCGGACGTCGTTGTCGATCAGCGAAAGGCGCACGGCTTCGCGTTCCTCGAGGCTAGGCATGGGATCATCGCCCGCGCGCAACATGGTCACCCGGACGCGACCCGGCGTCGTCATGATCGCACTCGCATCCCGCGCCCATGGGGCGGCACCAAGGGCATGATAGACGTAGGCCCCCTCGGGTCCCGCGACCGAAAAAGCATCAGGCGCCAGCTGCACCCGGCGGCGCAGGCGCGCGTCATCTTCGGCAACCAGCGCCCCGGTTTCGTCATCGATCTGCATTCGGGCTGTCGCAAAGAGTGCGGCCAGATGATCGAGGTTCGTGCCATAAGCCGAGGCCAACAGCACAGACCGGGCGGCGTCATTGATCCGCGCGCGCAGAAGCAGTTCCCGATAGGCAAAGGCCTCAATCAGTTTGCGCGCGGGCTCGCTTTCGAGATCGATGACGCCGGCAATGTCGGGAAACCGCACGACCAAATCATCGCGCATGTCTCTGACGATGGTCTCATAGTCCAGCGTCTCGATCACATCGGGCGGCGGCAAACCGGCCAGATTGATGGCGGTGAAACGGCTCATGCCAGGGCCTCGCGTGTTTCGATCAGGACGCCATCGGGGTTGGCATAGGCATCGATGCGGCGCGCGCCCTCCACGGTGTAGTCGCCAAACATCGCCCGGGGGCGGTATTCGCCCTCGAGAAAGACGTGCAAGGCGCCCGCGCGCGTGACCTCGACGACCTGAATGCGCGTCACCCGGTAGCGCGGCTCGAATTGCTCGATGGCCGAGGTCACCGCCGCGAAAAACGGCGTGACTTCGTTTGGGCTGATCGTGCGCCCCATCAGATGCGGCACGAAAGAACCATACCATTCCCGCATCACCCGGCTGCCAAACCGTGTGGTGAAGATATCCTGAAGGCTTTGCACCACATGCGGCCAGCCCTCCAAGAGGCGGCCTGTCGCGGCATTCAGCCCGGCCGACGGATTCGAAGAGCGGTTTACCATAGTGCTGCGTTACTCCGTGGCCTCGGGCGCATCAGGTTTTGCCGCAGCTTTTTCGGATTTCGTGGCTTTGGCAGCGGGTTTGATATCCAGCGCGCGCAGAGAACCGAGGCGGACCTCGTGTTCGGCCTGTTTTTCGGTGAGGGTCAGGATCGTACCTACGCCAGTATTGGTTTGGCCTGCCACAAAGCGGCCGGCGGTTTCGGTGATGGCGTAGCGTGGCATTGGATTGTCCTTGTCAGTTTGCGGGCGCGCCGGTGACCGAAGGTCCGGACCGCACGCCGCTGTGGATGTGGCTGTCGCCAATATTCTTGCCGTTGTGCCGGACCTCACCGCCGGTGATTTCAACGTTGGCGCCGTCAACCTTGAAACGCACCCCACCCACGGCGATCTCGAGGTAATCCTCGGCCAGGGTTAGCGTGACATTGCCAAAGTTCAGAACATTCTGATCGGCCGCCATCGAGGGCGACGGGTTGGAACTCGAATGGGTCAAAGGCACGGCCACCGCCTGCTGAAAATCGCCATTCGGCGACATCGCGGTGAACTGCTGCCCAACGCTGGGTGGTGTGTGGACCCGCAGGGCGCCTGAGAACTGCGCGTACGGGATCCACGGAGAGAGAAACCGCCCCTCGGTCCCATGCGCAGGTCCAAAGTCTAGCCGGATTCGTTGCGTGTTTGTATCAACCTCGGCCACGGTGCCGTGCCGCATCATGCCTGAGAACCGGCGTTCCAATTCCGCGATACGCGCGGCCAATTCCACCAATTCGCGGATCGCCATGTCATAATGCCTCTGCCGCGGTCATTGTTGCATCGATCACCGTGACGCGCTCGCCTTCCTCGTCGAAGATGACCGCATCCAGGGTCACGGGATCACCTTGGGCATCGAGCGTGGGCAAAACGCCCAGCTGATCCATGACCTCTAGCGACACACCCAGCATCTGCGCTGTGCGCGCCCAATCGGGGACATCCTCGCCCTCGATCTGCTCGCGCAGCATGGCCGCGATCGGCGCCAAGCTCTGATCCGCTGCCATCAGCGCCAGGACCTCGCCCCAGGCGGTGCCCAGCAGAATGTCCGCCCCCACCGCAGGCGTGTCGACCAGATCGCAGGTCAGGACCAGTTGCCGGGCGGCAAAGCGCACACCGTTTTCCGATGACGCCCCGCGGCGAGAAAGCCGCCGGGTCACGCGTGGCACCAGCTTCAGCCAGGCCCGCGTCCAGGAGTTGTCATCGCGGGTCAGCGCGGTGAGGACTTGGTGCTCCATCATATCAAGCGTCAGTTCCATCCCCTCATCCGTATGCGGAATAGCGATGGTGATCTGGCCGCCCTGACCATCGCGTGCTGGCACCTCGACCCTTGTCGCGATGGCGAGCTCGATCACCAGATCACAGCGCTGCGCGTCGCCCGCGAGATCGCGACCGGTGATGTCTGCTTCGTGCTCATCCGTGGTCAGCACCAAAAGCGGCTGGCGGTTTTCGGCGATGGTCTGATCGATTGGGTCGACCGCGCTGTCGAACACCCGGGCGCCCGCCAAGGTGCGATCCCGCAGCGCACGAGCCGCAGCCAGCCGCATGACAAGGCGTGTCAGGCTCATGCGATTTCATCCTCTTGGACAAGGATCAGGGTCAAGTCGCCCAGATCCGAGGTGGTGACCCTTGAAATCGCATAGCTCGGCTGCCCGCTGCGTGCCGTCAGGACCACCACATCGCCGGTGATCGGCAGCCAGGGCAGCTGATCGATCTGTGGCTTGGCGATCCAGAACTCAGCGGCGGCGGTGGACAGCTTGGTCATGCCCGACATTTGCCCACCACGCGCTTGGCCGCGCAGGTCATCCTGCGCAGGGCCAGCTGAGAAGATGCCATAGGTTATTGTCTCGGGGCGGTCTGGATCGGCGGTGCGTTCCGCGTATTGCTTGGACACACGCGGGCGCAGAAGGGCCGGTTCGGCGAAAACGCCCTTGACTGCTGCGCTAGTGTGCGCATCCAAGTCATTGAAAAGAGACATGATATCACCGCCACAAGGAAATGCAGATGGAAGACACGTCCATCAGAACCGCCGAGGAGCATCGACAGGCCCTTCAGCAGATCGAACGACTATGGCACGCCGCCCCCGGTTCACCCGACGAAGTCAGACTTGAAAAATTGGTGGCCGCGGTGGAAGTCTATGAAGCGCGGAGTGTCAGCGGATGGGACGATAAGCAGACCCAAGGCTGACAGCCGCCGTCAGACCTTACTGGTTCGGCAGACCCCGAGTTTAAAGCCAAGGGCTCTGACTACCGTCAATACCAGTGAAAATGGCGGGTCATTCCCATCACGAAATGCCTCAAGCAACGCAGTAGGCTCTATGCCAACTTGCGCGGCTATGCCTTCGGGGCCGCGTGCTCGGATTACGTCACCGATGGCGCCAATGATCACCAGAGCGTCCCCATCATCGAATGCAGCTTCCAAATACGCGTCCTGCTCGACACGCGTCTGAAGATGTTCCTGAATATCCCAATCCGTGATTTCGTGAGGCATATTTATGCTTTCTGCGATGCGGCCAGCATAACGTTGCTCTGGATGTCATTCCAACGCAACGCCTCTTCCGGTTCTGCTGGATTACGTCCGCTTGCCCGGGATCAGGACCCGCGGGCGCGTGCAGTAATGCAGCGCGTTCATCTGGAACTCGAGGTTCACGCCCTTGCCGTTCTGCATTTCCCACTGCTTGCCGTAAAGACGCTGGCCGGGGGTATTGACCGTTTCGATGTAGTCCGCCGGCGCATAGACGGTGCGGAAGAGTCCGGGCACGCCCGAGGGCACGAGGTGGCACTTATCGGTGTCAATGCCGACATTCTGGCCGCCGCGATAGTTCATCCAGGTGATGCCGCCGAACTCGAAGGCGCCGTAGATGCCGGAATTGCCCGAGTTGATATAGGCGTTCCGGAGCGACGCCGCGTCCGCATAACCCTTATAGGTCTCACGCACTTCTTGGTGGGCGATTAGATCGTCGAAGAAGGCATCGCCACAGAGCGCCATGATGCCTGTGTAAGGTAGACCATCCAGAATGCCGGCCATCTGGCGGATGACACCGGCGCATTTCTTGCGGAGCGCACCGTCCGCGGCGCTGGCATTGTCGAGGTCAAAATCGACCACCGCCTGCTGGCTTTCGCCAAACTCGGTGAAATAATCAAACAGTACCGAACCGTCAGCATCGAGAAGCTGGCCGGTCTTGAGAATGTTCAGCCGGTGGTATTCTTCCGTGAGCGCGAAGAACTGGCTCGCTTCCGCCGCGCGATCCGCGATCTTCTGCTGCAACCGCTCGACAGCCACTTCCTGGCCGAAGGCGCGGACCTGCTGCACCTCGTCGGCATAGATCGCGTCGTCCACCTGAAAATGCGGCACCTTGAGCATGCGCACGGCGCGCTTTGATTTATCGAAGGTCTGGCCAGGCCCACCGCGCGGGCTCGCGGAGACCAACATGCGGTTTTGTTCTTTGTCCTTCTCGATCGCGATATCCAGCGTATCGATGCTGGTGGTCTGGAACAGCCCCATCTGCCCGATGCGGGACGGGGTATATTTGATCTCACGAAGCGCGTCCGTGAGGCGCATGACGCTGAAGGCGTCCTGACTGAAGATGTTGAGGATCGACATGGGAGGTCCTTTATTGCGTCGGCGCGCCAGCGACTGGCCACGCGGGATCACCCCGCTGTCCGAGGGCGCGGGAGATCGCTTTGGTTGAGTGGACGACGTTTTCGCCTTGCCTTGCCGGCTTAGCCGCACCACCGTTGCCACATGCAAAAAACGATGAAATATCGAGGGTATCAGGCCGAAGTCTCCGAAGAGGCAGGGCTACTGGTAGGGCACATCTCTGGAATTCGAGACCGGGTTGGCTTTCATGCGGAGAGTGTTGAGGCGTTGCGCGAAGCCTTCAAAGAAGCGGTGGACGATTATCTAGAGGTCTGCCAGGTGGTCGGTAAGGAACCAGCCAGGCCTGACCCATAATCGCAAGATGGGGTAAACTTACCGCACGACGATCCCGACGACCGCCAAGTCAGCTTGAGCTGCTGCCTTTTCTGCCGCCTGATCGCGGTCCGGATGGTAGGTCAAAACCTTGCCGTTGACCTCAGCATCTCGGGTGATGGCGGCAACCGCAACATCACTAGCAGTGGCATCGCAGCCGTAGAGGGCGATCGCCACGGCCATCTGGCTGCCATCGGTCGCGCCTACTGCGCTCGTCACATATTTCCCGCTGGCGGTGATTTTGCCGAGCACAGTGCCCGGGGCGATGATGCCTGCGCCGCTGGCGATGGTGATGTTTTCCCGAGAGCGCTGGCCATTAGCCTCAGTCATCAGGAATTCGCCGGGATGCCGGCCTTCAATGAGAACGGTCATGGACGGTCTCTCCTATTCAGCTGAAGCGCGCATTGGCTTGGGTGATGGCTTTTGCCCACCCGGCCGCATTGCGTTCAGACCGGTTGAGATGATCGGCCGGAGTTTCGGCGCCGAGTTCGGCCTCTTGCGCGGCCCGGTCAGCGATGGAGGCGGACGTACTGGCTTTCGGCGATGCTGCCAGCACCTTGGCTGCGTCGCCTGCCGACATCTCTGTCTCGAGCGCCAGCACCAGCGCCTGGGCCTCGCGGCCATCCGTTTCCGGCGCCGTCAGAATGGATTTGATCCGCGCTGTGGCCTCCGCCTTGCCGGCGGTGACGCCAGCCGCATGGGCTTCCGTCCGGGCCGCATCGACAGCCCCCTGCAGATCAGCGGGGCTGATGGCAGAGACATCGCCCTGCGGCGCCTCACTTTGGGTGGTTTTGGTCATAGGTCCTCCATTTCTCTGGGGGCTTGCCCCGGAGGGCGGTTGCGAGAGCGCGGCGATCACCTCATCAAGGCTTGCCATGCGATCGGCGAGGCCCTGGGCGATGGCATCGGCGCCAAGATAGGTGCGGGCTTCTGTCGCCCGGATCGCCTCGGCACTGACCCGGCCCGCGCGGCCCTCGGCCACGAGGCCGACGAACTGATCGTAAATTTTCATCACCTCGGCCTGCAGGTCGGCGCGGACGGCGTCTGACAGCGGCCCAAACGGGTGGCCGTCGACCTTATGCGCGCCTGCGTGAATGAGCGTCGGCTTTACACCCCGATCCTCGAGCTCGCCCGATCGATCGAGGTGGGTCAGCACAACGCCGATCGAGCCGACCATCGAGGTGGGCGAAACGATGATTTCACTGGCCGCACTGGCAATGCCGTAGGCCGCGGAGACCGACACATCGTTCACGAAAGCTACGACCGGCTTGGTCTTGTTGACCGCACTGACCAGCTTGGCCGTGGCGAACATGCCCGTGGCCTCACCCCCAGGACTGTCGATATCCAAGAGCACCGCTCGCACATCCGGGTCGGCTTCCGCCTCGCGCAGCTGCGCGGCAATCCCCTCATAGGAGACGAGGCCGGAACTCGCCCCGATCCAGGCGCCGCGGTTCACCAGGCTGCCCACAATCGGCAGGATGGCGACCCCGTTTTCCACGCGCATAGACCCGACACCGCCATTGTCGCGCCGATATGTGCCAACGAACCGGTTGGTCTCGGGCGTGACCGTTTGCAGCGGCTCAATGCCAATCCGTCCTTGCAGCACATGCAAGATCAGATCAGCCTTGTCCGGGTGCAAAAGCAGTGGTCGGTTCAGAACGCGGCCCGCAATCTGCGCCAGGGACGGTCCCGCTTCAGCGACGGCCGTCTGTTTGATATCGGGCTGTTCCGTCACCTCACCCCTCCTGTTCCAAGCGCAAAACGTCGTGGGCCGCGCCCCTGCAACTGTGCGCATTGCTCTTCAAAGCTGCGGATAACAGACAAAAGCCGATCGGGATGCGCCCGGTGGTATGTTACCGCGCGTTCCACACCGTTTGATCCGGCCCGAAAGCGCACCTCCATACCCCGCAACCATCTCGATATAGGCCTCCATCGGCGAGATACCTTGCGCCAACATCTGCGCCTGTTCCTGGGGCGTCAGCAGCCCCTGGAGCACCTGCTCGGTTGGCTCGTCCGAGGTGATCGTCACCGCAAACAGCGTCTGCACGATTGCTGCCATCAGCGTGGCATCGGCCAGCTGATCGAACTGACGGGCCACCTGTAGTGCTGGCACCAGCGGAGAAATCCCCCGATGCGTGCCGGGTGCGCCCTCAAAAATGTGGATCACACGCAGCCGTCCCGCAGCATCCCGGGCGCGCACGTCATATTCCACGTCGTGTTTGAACAGGTCCTTGCGAATGGCGCGGTAGCCCACGGGCATGCCATCGGCGTCCGTATAGACCCCGTTGATCAGCCGCCGCATGCTTTCGGTCTTGCGCGACAGGCGATGTGGCGGCAGCAGGCGCACTTTCGTGCCGTAGCGGTTCCACGGTCGCTTGCGCCAGGGGAGCTCAGCCAAGATTTCGCCGGTGATGAGCCAGGAGCGGAAGGCCGCCGCCTGCATTTGCCCGAACGTGCGAAGGCCTTGGATATCGCATTCCTGGGCATTGCGCGCCCAAAGCTCGAAGCGGCGCTCCACCGTCTTGGCCCAATCAGACGCTTGGGCTGGTGTCATGCCAAAAGTCTCGTTCTCTGGCAGCGCTTTCAGCTGCAGCCCCGTGCCCACGGTATTGGCCACGCATTGCTCCAACGCGCCTGCAAGCCAGCCGCTGTTGTGCAGAAGGTCGTTGACCCGCGCGGCAGCATCGTCCCAGGCTTCGCCGATATCGTCCTGCGCCTCGCGCAGGGCCGGCTTCCAACCGGCAAAGGTCACGCCCCGTCCGCCCCGCATGTATTTGCCCGAGGGTCTGGGGAGGCTCATCCCCTCCGGCCCTGCCGCCGGAGGCAGCGCCTCGGCCAGCAGATCTTTCAACTTTGCGATCACAGACATGTGAGCTATCCATTCAGCCTGCTGCCATGGCGGGCAAACCGCCCGCGCAGTGCGCCGCTGCCGCCGTGCCCTGGGGAGGAGCGCGATGCCGGCGGCGGCGCCTTTGATCGATCAGGCTCCGGCGCGGTCACCTGGGTTGGGTCATGCCCGTCGGGCACTGCGGCCTCGAGGGCTGTTTTGCGTTCCACCCCCTCCGGGATCCGCTGGACGTTCAGCGTGTAGCCGATGGCCGCGCAGAGCGCCTCGCAATCGAGAAAGTGGTTGTTTCGCGAGCGTTTCACCCAGATGGGCTTACCCTCAACCACGACCCGCGCCTCCGAGGTCAGCTGCTTGCAGTAATCCTCCGACACCGCCTCATGCACATGAAACGCCCCCGGTTGATCAGCCGGCGTGCGAATGCGCGACATCACCAGCGATTTGAAGAAGTCGGTCGAGAGCGTCACCAAATCGATGGAATAGAGCGCCTTCTTACCATCGGGCTTCACCTCGATTTTTGACACGCGGTATGGCGGGCTCTGGATGTCTTTCCCCTTCGTCGGGGCGCAAAGCCAGCTGTAGCGACGGCAAAACTCGTAGACCTTGTGCTCATTTCCAAGCTCAGGCTTGTCCGGCCGGAACCCGGAGTCCACAAACACCTTCTCGATTTGCATCCCGCCCACCGGCGTCAGCATCAGATCCGCCAGCGCCGACCAGACATCGTCATCTTCCGTGGGCCCGTAAAGCTGGCCATTGTCGATCAGCCAGGACGTGCCCCGCGCGCCAAACGCCCGGATCACATAGACCAGGCTGAACTTCTGTACGTCCACACCCATGACGAGGCGCAACCCGCCCGCGGGGACATCCCCCGGCCGGTAGGGCTGGCGGCGTTCCATGATTTCTTGCCAGTCCGGCACATCGCCCGAGGCCGTCATGGCGTAGCATTCGCCAAAACCCGCATTCATCGCCGTCTGGATGCGGTCGTGATCGCCCGACTGCAGCGCCGTCAGATAGGTTTCCGCGCGCTGACCCCAAGTGACGAAGGGCGAGCAGAGCCCCGATGTCCACATCGACAGCGTCGAGTTGTCGGCGGGGGCGCCGGTGACATATGGGGCGTCATCCTTGAATTCGACCCGCTGACCAGGGGCCACCATCGTGCCGCGGGCGTTCATCCAAGCCTTATCGGCCTCAGAATGCTGGCCGCCACAGCGCGGGCATTCGAGCGTGGCAGCCTGTTTGGCCTGCGCAGGTGTCGCGCGGTCGGGCCAGCGCAGCTGCTTGAACCGCGGAATGAAGAATTCCGCACAATGCCGGCACGGCCAAGTCCAATGGTGCCGCGTCCCCTCCTGCCAAAGTTTCCAGATCGGGCTTTCGAGATCCTCCGGCGCTGAGCGCGCCCAGAACTCGAGGCCACTCGTGTCATCCGGTTCGATTTCCACGAGGCCCCGCGCCGGTGTGCTGGTGATAGCCGTCACAAAATCAGCATAGGTTTCGCCACGGGCCTCGACGAGGCCCAACACATCACCTTGGCCTTTCACATTGGCCATCATCTCATCGTATTCATCGATCAGCGCGAGGGCTGCGGGATCGGATTTCAGGGCCGTGGAGGAGCCCGCATGGGCAAGGCGCAGCCGCACACCTGCCACGTGCTTCAGCGTTTTCTTCATCCGGCGGCCGCGCACCACCTTGTTTGCCAGCGTGTCGGCCTCGTCCAATAGCGCCATCAGCCGCGGCTCGAACTGGTCGGTCAGAAACTCCTTTGTCGGGCCCACGTACAATATTGGTGCCGGTCGCTGATCCAGCCGGGCCCCGATAATGTCCAGCATGCTGTCGGTCTTGCCCGACTGTGCCGAAGTCACCGCCACCACCCGGCGATAGCCACCGCGATGCACGGCCGCAGACCATGGGATCATGTAAGGCGTCAGCCCCGGATCACGGGGGCCGGGAATGCCAGCGGTTTCCGGGTATATTCTGTGTGCGGCCGCCCAAGGCGCCGGGTCACGTTTCTCGCTCGGCCTCCAGATCGCCGCTGCCAGCGACCAGAGCTGCGCCTGCCTTGTCGGCCGCCCCTGCAATACGTTCAAGCGCGCCATCGATCACCTCTTCGAGCGCGCGCCGCGCCTCCATATCGCGCGTGTACCGCGCGGCAAGCCCGGCAAGCTCCGCGCGCACCAGCGCCGCCATCTCACCCACGACGGCCTTTGCATCCTCCATCGGGATCAGTTCCCGGCTGCGTTCCTGGATCCTGAGTTCAATCTCGCGCGTGCGCGCTTCCGTGGCCCGGCTGGCCACTGCGGCCTTGTTGTTCTTGGAGAGTTGGTCTTCGTAATAGGCCAGCGCCCCACGGATCACACCGACCAGCGTGTATTCCCCGCGCGTCGGGCGATCCATGTAGCCGGATTTGACAAGGCCCTGGACCCAGCGATCCGAGCGACCCAGCAAAGCTGCTGCTTGGGATACCGTAATAGTTTGGCCGCGCGTACGAGGTTCAGACATCAAGCTGCCTCCTGTTCAATACGGGAGGACAGTCGGTCTTCCCGTTATTATCGGCGGAACCGGCGGATCAGACCGGGCGCTGCCGCATAACTTGCAAAGAACAGCACCCCAAAGACCACGACGGCCAGAAACGCATTCTGATTTTGGTTCCACAGCAGCACACCCGCAATCGGCGGTGCGATGACAAAGGGCAACAACACCAGCGTGGTGAGTGGGTTAGCAATTTGGCGGCGGTTTCGGCCGAGGATACAGATTTCCAGAGCGCGCATCACCATTTGGTGGACATGCAACCGATCTGGTGCGGAGACGTCAGCATTCCTGCGGGAACGCCGATAGATCGCCAGCAATGTATCGGCCACGGGCCAATACATCGTTAGCAAAATGGCCCAAGGCGAGACATCGGGCGAATTGAGCAGAACAGAAATCCCAAACCAACTCAGCACAAATCCGATCGTGTAGGCGCCAGCATCGCCGAGGAAGATCAGGCCGAAGGGATAATTGACGAGGAAAAATCCGAATATCCCTGCGGCAATCATCATCGCGAGGTGGACCATCGTGGTGTAACCTGCCAGCTCCGCGATATGGCTCAGGGCAATAGCTGCAGCGATAGCCGTCATTGATGCGAGGCCGTTCACCCCATCTATCAGGTTGAAGCCGTTTGCGATACCTGCCGTCACCAGAAGGGTAAGCGGAACGCCGATCGCCCAGTGCGCTACCAGCAGGTCCAGTCCCGGGATGCCGGCGCGTGGAAGCCAAACACCCAAGAGCCAGATCGCCAGCAAACTCGCGCCCATCGCAGCCAACATCCGCCTGCGTGGTGACATGGGGAAACCAAGGTCCTCTGCCAGCCCCACAACAAAAAGGAGCGACGTGGCAAGAACGAAATTGGCATAGGGTCCAGAGATTGAAACTGGCGCAAAGATCACGCTCAGGCCAAGTGCACCAAAGATCCCAATACCTCCAACACGTGGGGTGAGCCGCGTGTGCATGGATTGCACCGCACGCAAGTCATAGGTGCGCCCGCTGAGCCGCGGGAACCGAGAGCGCAAAAGGACAATCAATACGCAAAGGCCAAACGCAAGCGCAGCCAAAACGAACTCGTGCCACTCGAAATACAACATGGCTTGGTGAACCAAGGGCGGCCCCGATCAATGACAGCAGAAGGGTTTCAGATTGATTGTAGGCCCATTAGCCCAATCAGCCCAATATTTCCAACGCGCCAGATCGAAGAAGTTCCTCTACCCCCCCCCCGTTACATTTTTGCAACACTTCGATTATGTATCTGCCCATGGTACCTTATCAGAACTGCCAACGATTGAAGAGCCGACGCAGAGCATAGCCACGGATCAGCGACACGGCAGTAAAAATCAGCCCAAGACCGAGGTTCTCGACCACACCGACGCGCAATCCAAAGACCGGAAACACGGCGAACTGCGTGGCCACCGCCAACGCGTAGCCCACCACCGTGTTGGTCACGGCCTCGATCAGCGACCCGCGTTTTGATTGCGCCATGCGCCCCTCTAAAGCCATGTAATTGCTACGATTATAGTGGATATACTCAGGCGTAAGAGCGAAGATTCCTTAACGCAAACGACGCATCCAAGGACCTCGCCCATGACCATCGCCGAACGCTACAACGCCGCCGCCAGAAAACTCCTGCCGCATATGGCAGCCGACCTGGCGGTCGATCCGGCCATCACCGACGCCAACCACATCGACGAGATTGTCTTTCGTCGCAGCGAGTACCTCGGCGGCATGGCCGTCGCCATCCTCGCTATGATCGACCAGCAGAACTGAGGGGTCCACCGATGAGCACGCGCGCACAGATCGCCATTGAGATCGGACCCGAGAAATGGGCACACACATACGTGCATTTTGACGGCTACCCCGCCCACATGCTGCCCGCGCTGGCGCCTTGGACGCCCGAGGACATCCTTGCCGGCCGGGAAATCCGACAGGTTCGGGCAAACGAATTGGACTGTTTTGATCCGCCCCGCGCGCCCCGCATCCTGCCGCGCCCGACATGCGAGCTCTCGCATCTCTACATCTGGCAAGATAGCGGCTGGGTCGATTTTACGGACCGCGCCGAATGATCCAATAGCAATAATAGAACACTGATTTTGCTACACTTTCCGGCGCAGCGGAGCGACTCTGACCTCACAGAACGACACGCAACTCAGCCCACGGAGCCCGCAATGACCAACCCCGCCGTCCTTCCCAGCCGCAACACAGATTACGGGTTCTTCGGAACCCTGACCACCTGCCCGGAGCGCGACAGGCGGACGAGCGAGGTCTGGATCCTCGCAAGCCGCCTAATCGCCCAAGCCGTCAACGCCACCTCCGAGGAGGAGATGATCGGTATCCGCGATTTCCTTGATAGCCGTTCGGGGCGGCATTTTGCGGACGAGGTGGTTGGCGCGCTGCAGTGCGGTGCGCCAGATTGCGAAGCCGCCATCGCTGCCGCCATCGCCGCCGCCATCACCAAATGGCAGGACTGGCGCATCACCCGCGCGACAGAGCGCAACGAGGGGATCCCCGCAGGGCTGCCTTACCTCACGGGCTGGGTTCAGCATTTTGCGGTCACCGCCACCATGGACGAGCAGCACTGA